GTGCGCCACCTGCCCGTTGGTTCTCCATGCGTTCGCAATCCGGGAACTTGTCAAGGGAACGGAAGCGAACACCAAGGCAAACTTTCCGGATGGAACGAGTCCTCCCGACACGGGTTTCCACCCCTCCTCCGTATAAGGGTTATTGCAATAATACGAGACCGGGCTCCCCTCGTTATCCATCAACACCAAGTCACCATAGAGAGCCATGCCCCTTGTCCTCTCGTCATCCTCCGTCACCTCCAAGTCAAACGGATCGTCACGCGTATTGATATAAGCGTCAACCTTGATCCTCACATATACCTTGGAGTCGGACCCGATAAGAAAACAACCCCTGCCATCGAACTCCCACAAGTTGGAAGCCGAGCCGTTGCCTGTATAGGTCATCTCGGCACCCGTGAGGGTACCGCCCGACGAACGCTTGTCCTCATAGCACAGAAACCGCCCGCCCTTCCATGGCGGACACTTGCCATAGGCCTTCAAGGTAAATTTAGGTTGGTCCGAAGTTGACTTCAGATCGTCCAGTGAATCCTCCTCTATCCCATAAGACAGTATATCGCCTCCTGCAGAGGCGTACAATGAGCTGGTGATCGTCACGTTATTGACCAACTCCTCGAACCCGTAGCTTGAGTCCGTCGAGGCGAAACCTATATCGTGGAGATTACCAAGGCTGAAATTAATGGTCTCGTCCGCCTCGAAAGCGAACGTGGCGTAATCGAAACGTTTCAGGGGCAACCCGTTCCTGACGGTGTTATAATCGTATATATAAAGGTTGGCATCCTTCTGCACCATCATCAACCCGAGAGGCTTCAGGACCTCCTCTATCACCTCACGACATGACATAGGCTCACCATCCTCGTCATAGAAATTACCGGACATCATATAAAGCCTATGCAACACGGTCTCCGTCGAGAGCCACGTGATACCCTCCGCCCTCGTGGTACAGCCTATATACAACTTTTGGAAAGGGAGCCCGAGGCGATCGAGGCAACGCCTGATATGCGAGAAGAGCGGCACGATATCGCCGTACTTGTTCTCCGAAGCGTCTAAGTATCTCAATCGCTCCATTATATTGAAATCCGAAGCCTTGAACGTCACCCCGTATGGCGGGACTGCGGATAATTCCTCCCCATAAAGCTCGGAGTCAAGCCAACCGACCCAATACAAGGATCCGGAGCGGTAAAACTTGACCAGATATCCCCTCATATCATCCGTATGCAGGTCAACGAACTGGAACACGCTCTCGCTTATGAGGCTCATCGTCGCTTGCGATCCCCTTACCGGATCCAGCTTACGTACCTCGGGGTACTCGATGGAGAACGCGTCGGCCCTCGCCTTGACTTCCACCGCTTGCACGAGGCTTCCTGTCAATATCTCAAACCGGTTCAAGATGTTATCTTGCCCCTTGAACTCATGATAATACCTAATATCCATCACCTACCCCTCCTTGCTATGCGATCGCCGTTCTTCAGCACGCCGACCAATTCATCATACTTTATCTTGAACACGACCTCACCGTCCCCTCCTTGGGTCTTTAGGCCCTTCCCGTTGGCTATCTGGAATAGCGTCGCCTGCTGGCTGCCATTCAGGATCATCTCGCCGCCATTCACACGGGCAAGATTCATGTCACCCGTCGGATTTCCTTGAACAATACCGCCACCGGCGAACTTCGGAATAGCAGCAAAAGCGGCGATGGCGGCGGCGATAGCCCCACCAATAGCCACGATATTTAATGGGAAAGGTAATTTTGCGGCGCTTTTTCCTGCCTCTGATGCCCCTGCCGCCGTGTTAGCGGCAACCTCCTCTACCGCCGTTGTCTTTTTAACTGTCGCAGCCGTAAGATCTGCCGCCGCCCCTGTAGCCGCATTAGCAACTTTAGTCGTTGTAACGGTGGTATCGATCACAGCTTCCTCCTGTTTTGCCTTACCCAGTTTTTTTGTGATCTCCGTAAGGCTATCGATCGTCTTGACTATGCTCATGAAAGCGTCCACGGAGTTCATCATGGCGTTCCATACCGCAAGAATACGTTCCCATACGGAAGCGTCCTCATCGCTGAACACCTCGTTCAAGTTAGAGAAGGCTGACACGAGCCGGTCGGCGCTGGAGGCTACCTCTTTCACGCCGGAATACATCCCCTCAGAAAGCTCCTTGGTCAAGTCCTTGACATCCTTCTTCACCTCGGCGATCTTCAAGGCCTCATCCAAGCTGGTGACATTGTTTAAAGCCTCATTCAAGGCATCGATGAAATCCTCGGCGTTCTTACCGTATTCGGCCTTGATAGCGTCGAGGTTTCCTTTCGCAGCCTTTATTCTATCCTCCAGCTCGTCCGTATCCCCACCGATCTTACCCTTAAGCCTATCCACGTAATCCCGTCTGGAATCACGATCCGCCCGTAGCTTCTCGATATCCGTTCTCTTGTAATCGAAGGTCTTGTCACGCTCTTTGTACACAGGGACCTTAAACACCTCCTTTCTTAACGAATCAGCGGACTCCGTTAGAGCCAAGGCGAACGCCTTGCCGGCCTCCCCGATATCCTCCATACCGGCGATCTCCCGCAAGGTCTTCTCCGTAAGCTCCAGTTTTGCCTTCGTATATTGCTTCTCAGTCAAGTAGTTCTCGGCGTATTGGCCGGAAAGCTTGTTCATCTCATCCCAGTAATCGGTCTCGGTCTCATAGATCTTGCTGGCAGGGACTCCCGCCTTGGCGGTCTGGAACGTCTTGTTCCCCTTCGCTTGTTCCGGGGTGAGAAGACCTGACAAAGTCTCATAGGTCGCCTTATTCAGTCTTTTCAACTCGCGGTCATATTCTGTCTCTGTAAGAACCCTATTCTCCAGCTTATTAGTTAACTCCGTGACAGATTTAGCGTATTCCTCCTCAGCTTTCTCAAGGTCAGTCTTCTTCTTTTTCTTCGTATCTGGTTCCTCCACGGGGATCGAGGCGCTTGCTAATATGTTTTTCTCGAATAGCTCAAGCTGTTTTCCCGTGTCATCGGCTATTCTTGCCAGTTGATTAAACCGTTTTAAATCATTAGGCACATCCCTAAAGCTATCATAGTTGTAACCTCCACCCCTAAGTGTCACGTTATTCCTTTAACGCATTCGCCAATCCCTCTCTAGTCCCGCCATATTTAGCCAATATATCCCTTTGGGAATCCTCGGTCTCCAGCTTTTTTCGTTGGTAGAACTCCACGGCGGCGGCATCCTTCAACAACTTTATCCGCTCCGCTACCTTGGTATTGATATCGCCATTGATCTTCAAGGAATCCTTGTTTATGTCATAGGATGTCCCAAGCAAGCCGTTGATCTCCCCCAAGGCATTCCTGCGAACGATCTCGGACTCCTTGATATCCGAGGCTATTTTATAGAGGCGTTGCAACTTGTCAGCATCCTCCGGGCGACCGATCGTCAATGTCTCCTTTTCATAATCAGAGAACATTGCCTTAATCTTTTTAGCCTCCTCCCTAGCGGATATGATCTTGGCGATCAGTATCGCAATGCCCGTGAACACGGCGGTTGGTAACATGGACATGAAAGCCACACGGATAGCCCTTATTGATCGGGAAAACGCAACACTCATAGTTGCCGCCCCACTTCGAGCTTTCCATGCGATCTCATCAAAAGCGGTCCCGGCAACTTTAGCGGTCTTCGACGCGGCAACCATAGCCGATCGTTGGGCGATCGCCAATTGGCTCACTAGCCATTTGAAGAAGCGTCCTAAAGTGACCCCAGTAAGTACCGCTACCAATTGAGCGACCAAAGCGTGGATATTCTTCGTGCCCAGCTGAACCGACTTAGTGATGGAATCAATCAATCTCTTATATGCGTCCTGTATGCCCATATTCTGGGTAAACTCCTGAAAAGCGTTTTTCAAGCGATTAAGGGAGGTCTCGATATTGTCCGTATCGACATTCGGGAGCATCTCGTCGAGAGCGGCGGCTAACTTTGGCAAGACATCTGCGGAAAGTAATTTCCCCTCCCTCATGATCTTGTCAAGCCCCGCCACCGTCGTACCGGCGGCCTTCGCCATCGCCTGCATGGCGATAGGGAGACGCTCACCCAGCTGTCCCCTCAGCTCCTCGGCCTGTATCTTTCCCTTACCCATCATTTGCGTGACGGCGAGGAACACCCCGTTCGTCTCGTCAGCGGATAGCCCGAAAGCGCCCGAGGCGCGGGATAAGGACTCGAACAGCTTCCGTTGATCCTCCAT